TCGGAGAGTCTCATTTTTCTTCCAAAAATCATTTCAACTTTTTTGAGAATTTTCTCTGCGTTAGCCGGGTCTTTTCCAGTGAGATTACCCCACAGAGTCGCGGCTTCGGCTTTAATTTCGTCAAAGTTGACTTCTTCTTCAATTTTCTTTTCAACCTTATCAACAACAACTGCTCCATCACGCTCTTTCTGCTCGTCAATTGCTTTGTTGATTGCCTCAACCAGCTCATTGTAGCCAAGAGGAATTTTTGGCGCGAGATATTTGAATCGGCTCCCCGCCATTACCGTTGGAGTTGCGCGAGTATAGAGATAGCGATGTGATTCGCCGTTCTCGTCCCACTCGGTTGAAATATAGCCGATTATATCTACAATTTGATTGACGACTTCGTAACAACGCTTGGGCATTGAGGGCGCGAGAATCTCAATCTCACTGTCATCAGATGTCTTTTCTTTTCTAGTCTCAATATGTGAGATTAGGACAAGTCCATATCCAAGCATTGTGATTTTACGAAGACAGCTCTCAAATTCTTTTTTAACAAGTCCCCAGCCTTGTCCCCAAGGAATATCACGAATTGTTTGTACACCGTTTTGCGCGCAGACGTACTGTTCGCACATGTCATACGCGATTGTAGCGGTATCAATTGTGATTGTATCGTAGCGCTGGCGCGCCTCCGGCTTTTCAAGCTGGCGAAGAACTTGTTTAAAATCTGACCAACGATTTATGTCTTGGGCATAAATATTGTCAATTGCGTTGTACCCTTTTTCAAAGGCAAGAAGAAGATTTTTGGGGAATTTGGAAGAGAGGGTTGTTTTCCCACTTTTGGGCTTGCCATAAATGAGAATGTATTTCCCTCTCAAATCCCTCGAAATTACGGTAGGCTCTAAATTCAATATATCAATTGCCATAGCCTACCTCCGCATTAGAATCCGAGATTATCAAATCCCATTTTCGGAGCTTTAGCGGCTGCTTCTGCTCTTTTCGCGGACTGGTCTTTCTGAGCTTCAATACGGACTTTTCTTTCGGCAAGTGCGTCCTGAATATCCGCATTATCATAAGCTCTCTCGTCGTCATACGGCTCGTTTCCGCCCGTGATAACGAGTTCACTTACGCTCGTTGTTTTGACCTTCTCGATTGGGTCTCCCCAACCAGACTCTTCAACAACTGTTTCTGTTACAGAAGAGAAGTTAAGCTTCCCGTGCGCCGGAACTGTATCTCCGATTTCCCATGTTGAGATTCCGTCGATAACTCTTGGGGTTTCAGCAAAGAACGGAACGACGTCAACCTTACCACCATACTGCGGCAAGATACCTTCAATTCTTACTCTGCCAGTTTCTTCACCCTGCGCATTTATTTCATCAATTTTTTTAGCAACAACAAACTGAGCTGTCCAAGTTGCCTCGGGTCTCATATTCGTTTTGTCAATTTTGTTGATGAACGAAGCATGGATTCTAGGATAAGAGACAAACCTACCATCGCGCGCATAGAACTCATTCATTCTAATATTGCCGCTGCTGATAAGTACCGCATCTGCGGCTTCTTCGCCAACCATAGCGATGCTTCTGTAGTCTTCCATCACGCGCTTGATTGAATCATACGCGGGATTGACTGTGCCTCTGTTAGTATATTTGCTGGAGAAGCAGTGAACCGGAATAATCAGTTCTTTAAACTCTCCGCTAATCATCTGTTTTACTTTGACATAAACTACGCCACTAATTGCTTCAGTGTCTCTGCCATCTTTTTTAAAGGTCAATGGTTTTAAATCAATTTCTGAAAGAATACCTACGATTTTTACTGTGTTTTCTGCTTGTCTTAACATTTTTTACCTCTTCATCTCATTTAACTTCAAAAAAGAATAATAAGGGGTCGTGGTCGACCCCACGCAAATTACTCTTCCTCTGTCGGAACGTAAGCCATTCCCTCGTCTGTCAGAACAACGTATGTAACCGGCTTATCCTGACCTTCAACTTCTACCTTTTCTCTAACGGCAAAGCCATTCTTAACGAGAGAGTTAACTCTTCCTGTAATGGAACTCATAGCAACACCGAGACCATCTGCAAGTTCTGCTGTGGAAACCTTACCACCATTCGCTTTAATGTAATCGAAACATTCCTGAGTTTTTTCTTTGAGCATCATTTTTTTAATTCTCCTTTTATTAAATAATGTTAAACTTTTCCAGAAAGTCTTCCTTGACTTTCCTATTTAATTATACTAAAATTTTCAACAAATTGCAAATTTTCAAACTTAGAAAATTTGTAAACCAATAACTTTTGCATCACTTATTTTAATTGATTTTGTACCGCGTGCACCTTTTGATAGGAGTTTAATTTCGTTGAGTCTAATTTTAATTTGTGATTTCGACGTAACGACGATAGTTTCGGTTTCGTTTATAAGTGGCGCAAAATCTGCCATAGTGTCGTCGCCATCAAGAAGATGGAGACGTGTCCCTTTTGTGCCGCGACCGGTTACGGTGAACTCGCTCAATGCAGTTCTCTTAATGTAGCCTTGCGCGCTCACACTCAAAATTTCTTTTACACTTGACGTGATTGGACAAGCCGCAATTAGCATGTCATCGGTGTTAAGTGTAATCCCTTTTACTCCTCGCGCAACCCTTCCTATTGGACGTATGGACGATGTCTCACACATCACGAATTGACCGCGCGCAGTCAACATTCCAACTCTTTCTTCATTCAGAAGTAAAATTGACGAGATTTCGTCACCTACTCCTAACGTTAATGCCTTGATACCAGTTCCTTTTCTAATGTTGTATTCAGAAAGCTTTGATTTTTTGATGTATCCGTTTTTCGTAAAGAATACAATGTGTTCTTTCTGCTCTTTTTTATTTAAAAAGACGATTTGTTTAATTTGCTCGTTATTAGCGAGCGTTATGAAATTGTGAATTGACAAGATTTCGTTATACGAAAGACTTGCCGCGGAAATTTGATAGCAATTTCCAAGATTTGAGAAAAGCAATATGGTGTCATGGTTTGTTCCAGACGCAGTAGAAATTACAAATTCTCCATTAGACATTTTGAACTTGGAACCTACTCCACCACGTTTTTGGGAATAAAGAGTTGACACAGTTGTAACGTATATATTGTTTTTATTAGATAAGTTGATTAAGAGTTCATTAGTTTCAGTTGGTTCTTCATCATCTTTTGAGATGTTAAGAATTTTAGTGCGGCGTTCGTCTCCGAACTTCGCTGCCACTTCTTTCCAACCCTTAACTAATTCAGCATTAAACAACTCATCATTTCTAATTATATTATATATGAAATTTCTCTCAATTTCAAGTTTTGACTTTTCAGATTTTAACTTTTCAACTTCTAAGTGCGCCAAGCGAGAAAGTTTCATATCAAGGACGGCTTTCGCTTGTGCGTCATCAAGTAAAAATTGTTCTGTTAAACGCTCGCGCGCCTCCGACGTGGACTTTGACGCTTTAATTGCGGCGACCACTTCGTCAATTGATGCGAGACAAATTAGTAAGCCATCAATAATGTGAAGACGTTCTTCAATTTTACGCAAATCAAATTCATATCCACGCAGATAGACTTCTTTTTCATGGTCGATATGCGCTTGGAGTGCTTCCTTCCATGTGAAGACTCTCGGATAACGACCTTGGTCTAGCATTGTTAGGTTAATCCCGTAATAAGATTGAAGTGACGTTTCTTTATAAAGATAACGTAAAACTTTATCGGGATTCGCTCTTTTTGACAGATAAATCTTGATAAGTGGAGTTTCACCCGTCAGGTCGTTAAAACGATCGATACCGGGATTGTCTTCGCTATTAATTATGGCTTCGAGTTCTCCGCAGATTGTGTTGGTATAGACAGAGTAAGGAATTTCTGAAACTACAAAACAATTCTCACGTCTGTCGAAATCAATTGTACTGCGAAGCTTACATGCCGCGCCCGTTCCGTTTTTAAGCGATTGTTTTACTTCCTCTTCATTGAGAAGTGTTGCGCCCGTTGCAAAATCTGGCGCGCAATATATGTCGTCAAATTCACAATCTGGATTAAGAAGTAGAGTTTCAAGAGCCTTGTTGAGTTCGCGCAAATTAAATTGCGGAATTGAACAAGCAAGACCTACACCTATGCCACTACCTCCGTTGACAAGATTATAAAAACCTTTTGTCGGTAAAACTGCGGGATATTGTTTTGTATTATCATAGGAATCACGCCATTCACTTATCGTATCTTTATTTATGTCGGTGAAAAGTAGGTTAGAGATTTTAGAAAGTCTACTCTCTGTATAACGCATAGCTGCCCAGTTACCGGACTCAATTAACGAACCAGCGTTACCTTTTACGTCTACAAGTGGATAACGCATCGCAAACGATTGGCCCGCGCGCATTATTACGCCTTCACAAGAACTGTCACCGTGAATGTAGAAATCAGCCATAGCCATACCAACAGCATTAGCGGTTTTCTTATACGGTTTATCGTGCGTCAACTTATTCATTAACATTGAATAGAAAATCTGACGCGCAGATGGTTTAAGTCCATCACGCACATCAATAAGGGCGCGTGACTGTAAAACCGCACCACTATATTGTATCATTGATTCTTCTATAATTGTTTTTAAATTACTCATTAGGCTCCTTTATTTTACAACTTATATATTCATTTGCTTTCCAAACATCATCATAAGTAATGTATATTTCTGTATTTTTGTCTTGATGGTTGCTAGAGCAGATTCCGCAAGCACACCAATCTGGTACGATTCTATCGCATTGTTGTAATAATTGTTTTAATGTTATATCTTCTGGTGCTTCAGCGTAGAAGCTAATATCACAACCATTAAGTAAAAATTTCATTATTCTCTCACCTTACTAAAATCAACATTCTTCATTATAAATTCTTTTCTTGGAGCTACATCAACACCCATCAGTTTATACAGCATATCAATTGCGTCCGCATCGTATCCTAACGGTTCCCATCTCTGATATTC